GTAGTAATACCTGACTATGTTACAATAAAATATAGCTGTGTTATATACACTTACTATGTAGAACAAATGAATAAAATTGTTGAAACAATTAATTATGCTTCTGATTCGTATTGGGGTGATCCTGCACGTTTTAAATTTAGAGCAATGATTGATTCATTTGCTACAACTATAGAAGTAAATGATGGACAAGATAGAGCAATTAAAAGTACATTTGACATCAAATTAAATGGATACCTAATCCCAGATATCATGCAAAAAGATTTAAATGCTATTAAGAAAATACCTACAATTACTAAAGTTGTGTTTGGTGTAGAGTCTACTAGTAACATAAATCAAACACCTCCTCCATCAAAAGAAACAAATTAAATTTGGAAATTAATAAACTTGTTATAAATTAATGTTATTATGTTCGTAGAAAAAAACAACGCAGAAAAAAAATTTTTACTTGAAGAAGAATTTAATACTCTTAAACAATTAAATTCATCTACACAAGAATTAATTACAAAGTTTGGTCAACTTGAATATCAATTTCAAATCATTGCCGAACAAAAACAGATACTAATAGACGAATTAAAAAAAGTTCGTGCATCTGAGGTTGGGTTTACCCAAAATCTCCAAAATAAATACGGGTCTGTAAATATCAATATCGAGACGGGAGAAATTACGTCACTAGGCTAGTTTTTGAGCCCTTTTTGGATATTTATAATCAACAAAAACAAATTAAATATCTAAAAACATGGCAGAAACTTTAATATCTCCTGGTGTACTTGCTAGAGAAATCGACCGCTCACAAGTATCATCCCAACCAGTAGCTGTAGGCGCAGCAATTATAGGTCCTACAGTAAAAGGTCCAGTAGAACTACCTACTGTAGTATCATCTTATAGTGATTATGTTAACACATTTGGTGATGTATTGGTTAGTGGTAGTGATACTTATTCGTATTTTACTTCAATAGCGGCCTACAATTATTTTAATAATGGTGGAGACTCATTATTAGTAGCTCGTGTAGTAACAGGTTCATATACCTCAGCTACAAGTACTGCTATCAGCGCTAGTACACAATCAACTTCTCAACCAGCATTTGTTCTTAAAACAATATCTAAAGGTATTATTATGAACAATTCTGGAGCATTAGATTCTGCTGGTGCTTTAATAAGTGGATCTGTTGATAATATCCGTTGGGAAATTGTTAACCCAAGTACTTCTTCTGGTACTTTTGATTTATTAATTCGTCAAGGTAATGATATTACTAACAGTAAAATAGTGTTAGAAACATTTACTGGTTTATCATTAGATCCTAAATCACCTAACTTTGTATCTAAAGTAATTGGTGATTATGTTTACAATTATAATTCTAGTACTAATCAAATTGAATTAACTGGCAGCTTTGCAAACAACTCAAAATTTGTTTATGTATCATCAGTTAACTTATTAACCCCAGACTATTTAGATAATACGGGTGTAGCTAAAAATCAATATACTGCTTCTATTCCTTTAGCAGCTAGTGGCTCATTTAATGGTGCTACTGGTGATATAAAAGGTGGAGCTAATTTTTACACAGCTATTACTGCTAACAATACTCAAGGTTTAGATGCAGGTTGCTATACTAATATGGTTAACTTGTTAAGTAACAAAGATGATTATCAGTTTAACATTTTAATTACTCCTGGTATAGTAAATGAATTACATACAAGTGCAATCAGTACAATAATTACAAACACTCAACAACGTGGTGATAATATTTTTGTACTTGACCCAGTAGATTATTCTTCAACTTACACTTCAGCAATTACTCAAGCTGCTTCACGTGATACTTCATATGCTGCTTCATACTGGCCATGGTGTCAAATTCTTGACCCAGGAACTGGTAAAAACGTTTGGGTTCCAGCTTCTACAATGATTATAGGTGTATATGCTTACAACGACTCAGTAGCTGAACCTTGGTTTGCACCAGCAGGTATTAATCGTGGTGGTTTAGGAACTGTAATTCGTGTTGAACAAAAATTAAACCAATCAACTCGTGATGCTCTTTACAATGGTAAAGTTAATCCAATAGCTACTTTCCCTGGTCAAGGTATTGTAGTATATGGTCAGAAAACCTTACAACAAAAACCATCTGCTCTTGATCGTGTAAACGTTCGTCGTTTGTTAATTGCTCTTAAATCATATATTTCTCAAGTAGCTAATACATTAGTATTTGAACAAAATACAATTGCTACAAGAAACATATTCTTAAGCCAAGTTAATCCATACTTATCTTCAGTACAACAAAGACAAGGTTTGTATGCATTTAAAGTGGTAATGGATGATACAAACAATACAGCTGCTGTAATTGATAGAAATCAATTAATAGGTCAGATTTATGTTCAGCCTACTAAAACTGCTGAATTTATCTACTTAGATTTCATCATTACTCCAACTGGCGCAACTTTCCCAGCCTAATAATTTAAATTCTTCCCCTGAAAAGGGGAAGATTTTTTAAAAATTAAATACGTATAATAAACAAAACTAAACACAAAATAAAATGGCAGTATTAAGTCCAAACGAAATATTTTTTACCGCATTTGAACCAAAGGTAAAAAATCGCTTCATTATGTACGTTGATGGCATCCCTACATACATGATTAAAAAAATAGGTGCTGTAAACGTTGAAATGGGTGAAATTAAATTAAACCACATTAACGTTTATCGCAAAATTAAAGGAAAAGCAGAATGGAAAGATATAGACATGACTTTATTTGATCCTATCACACCATCTGGTGCTCAAGCTGTAATGGAATGGGTACGTCTACACCACGAATCAGTAACTGGTCGTGATGGTTATTCTGATTTCTATAAGAAAGATGTAACTATCAACGTATTGGGTCCTGTAGGTGATATAGTAAGTGAATGGATTATTAAAGGAGCATTTATTAAAACTGCAAACTTTGGTGATTATGGTTGGGATGATGAAAACGCAGCTCAAGAAATTTCAGTTAGTTTAGGTATGGATTATTGTATCCTAAATTACTAATTAAATACAAACGTAAAAATAAAATTAAGCTTGCCATTCGGTAAGCTTTTTTTATCTTAAAATATGTATAATAAACATTAAAGTTATTATGGAAAATCAAGTTACACAAGAAACACCAAAATTTAAATTCCCTACAGAAACAATAGAATTACCATCACAGGGGTTACTATATGCTGAAGGTAGTCCTTTAGCAACAGGTCGTATTGAAATGAAGTATATGACTGCTAAAGAAGAAGATATTTTAACTAATCAAAACTATCTCAGACAAGGTACAGTAGTAGATAAATTATTACAATCAATGATTGTAACAAAAATTAACTACGAAGATTTATTAGTTTGTGATAAAGATGCAATTATGATTGCAGCTAGAGTTTTAGGTTATGGAAAAGATTATGTATTTAAATATACTCCTAGTTCAACTGGGGTTGCTGAAGACGTAACTATTGACTTAACTACACTTGAAGAAAAAAAATTAGACGAAAGTTTAGTTAAAACACCTCGTACTAATGAATTTCCATTTACACTTCCTCATTCCGGAAATGAAGTAACTTTTAAACTTTTAACTCACGGAGACGAGAAAAAAATTGAACAAGAATTACAAGGTTTAAAAAAGATAAATCCTAAAGCTAGCCCAGAAATATCAACTAGATGGAAATACATAATTACATCTGTTAATGGTGATAAAAGTAATAAAACCGTTAGAGAATTTGTTGATAATTATTTATTAGCTAAAGATTCTAGAGCATTACGTGAATATATATCTTCTATTGTTCCCGGTGTTAAACTTGAATTTACTTATTCTAATGATGGTTACGTTGAGGAGGGCGTAACCATACCAATTGGGATTACCTTTCTTTGGCCTGACGCATGAGTATAGATTAGCACTTTTTAATACTATCCATGAAATAGTTTTTCATGGTCAAGGTGGTTACGACTGGCATACAGTATATAATATGCCTATTTGGTTGCGTATGTTTACTTTTAATAAAATGAAAGAATACTACGATAATCAAAATACTGCACAAAAAGATGCAGAAGAATCATGGATTAATAAAAATAGTGAAGCCGCAAAAGCCTCAGCAAAAATACCAGATTACGCAAGACAGCCAGCAAAGCGCTCACCTTCGTATAATCCTACAACTTCAACTAAAAAATAACGTTTATCAATATTTATTATATATAATATATAATATATTATCATGGCATTAAACGCAGCAGAGATAGCTAAATTACAAAAACAGCTAGAAGAACTTAATAAAATCTATGAAAAAATAGGTGAAAAACCTATAACTGTAGATATTAGTAAAGCTACTGTTGATGATTTAAAATTAGTTAATGACTATTTATCTGACGCTAAAACGTTGTTGGATGATTTAGATGGTGGATTTGGTGGAATTGCTCAAAGTATTAAAAATATAACAAGAGAATGGAAACCGGGTTTTGCAGATCCAACTAAAGAAGCTACTAAATCTTTTACTAAATTAAAAGGCATAGCAGAAAAACTATCAGACGATGTTACCAACATTACTGTTCTAAATAAAAAACAACTCCAACAAAGTGTTGAACAAATTAAATCAGAACAAAAGCGTTTAAATGTTTTAAGAGAAGAATTAAAAAAAAGAATTGAAGCTGGAGAGAAATTAGAAGCAACAGAACAAACTTTATTAGCTAACCTTGAATCGGAATATAATGTTACCGAAGATTTATTAACACAAGCAAATAAACGCCTTGATCAAGAAGTAAAAATTCAAAAAACTCTTGGAATTACAGGTAAAATTTTTCAAGGAATTTCTAGT